TTTTCACGCTTTTCGAATTCCGCATCCTTCGCCCGGAGTGCTTCCAGTGCCTTTTTAGCGTCATTCAGCTTTTTTCTAAGCATCAATGCTTTTAATGCCATCTTTTAAAACTCCTTTCATTTTTTCACGCCATGCGGAAAGTTCACGCTGTCTGATTTCGTCCCTTTCCTTTGACCGTGCAGAAATGTTAGTCTGTTCATAAGCGGGAAATGTACAACAGGAAACTTCAAATAAATCAAGGTCTTTAATTGTCCAATGTACATCCCCATCGTCCCGGATTTCGGTATCCTGTTCTTTGAGGTCGAACCCGAAAGAACACTGGTCAACGTCCCCACGTTTCACACGTTCATATAGGTTCATTGCGTCACCATCGTTCGGATTGATAGAGATTTTTCCCCATAGGCCGTGTGAATCTTCACGCAGTTCTAATGTGTTGGCTTTCGTTCTTCCAAGTACCAAAGTTGTGTCGTGGTTAATTAAGGCCCTGACATCATTGGAAAGTGTCCTCGAAAATGCACCCGGTGCAATGCTTTCACTCATACCCGGGGCAATTTCATAGTTGCTATTAAATACGGCAAAATATCCTTCAATAGTGGGGTTTTCGCCGTCTTCCCTCGTTTCAAATTTTGTTGGTACGCTTCGGAGCTGTCTTTTTTCCACTCTTTTTCACCGTCCTTCTCGTACACGTTGCGGAACCGTCTGTTAATACGCTCCAACCTTTACACGGTTTAAACCGCTGGAAACCACACAGACCGCCATCAACTTTACAAATAATGTGCATGTTCGCACCGTATAACGCATTTTCACATTCAAGTTTTAATTTCATTATTCATCATCCTGTATCAATTTCTTTTGATTTCCGCTCATGTCATACGGCAAATAGTTCTCGAGGATTTTATATTCCTTCAGCCCTGCCGGGTTCATGTGCATTCTGTCACGCCATTCATCGCCATTTACAAAGCCTCTATCAGACCCGGCAAGCAATACTCTTGACATACTTTCCAAGTCATAATCAATCAGGCTCCACACGTTAAACTGTAGATACCAAGCCGGATTGATAATCAGTTTTTTCGTCATTTCTGACGCTATGCTTTTGCAAAGCGGCATAATGACGGTTTGGATAAATGTGTTCCATTCGGCTTTCTTGTAATCTCCAACACCAAGCACAAAAGGCGGAACGCCTAAAATTGCAGCTACCATCTTTTTATTTAAAGTAACTGTGTCATTGATTGCCAAATCTGCAAGCGTTAACGGCTTGACCTGATCTACGCTAAATTGTTCAGCCGGAATAATCCACGGCTGCCCCGGCGTTTCCGGTTTAATGTAACTGTCAATCAGTTTTTGCCGTCCGGCCGGACTTGCGAATTCTTCCGTCAGTGCGTCAACTTTAACGATTATCGAGGGTTTGTATTCTGACCGTAAAAAAGCCTTTTCGGTTGCGGCGGCCTGTTTTAGATTGTCGGCAACGTCCCGGAGTGAAACGTTAATTCCCTGACCTTTCCAGAGATAGGTTTTATCCGGGTTATAGACAAAGTGCAAAACGCTTTCCGGCTTTCTCTCTTTGCCGTCTATCAGGACTTTATAATCCCGGTATCCAATCGGCAGAAAGGAAACTCTTTCGGCGCTGATTGGTTCAAGGCTTTCAAGGTATCCCTGCCATGTATGCGGTACAACAATGGCGTTCCCATGACCGTATAACAGCATGTTCATAACGATTGATTCCATCCATGTCGAGCGTGTCATGTTCGGCATGGGGTCAATATCAATCTGCCGGGACAGCTCGTTTTTAATACGGACATCACCGTCCGCTGTGTTATTCATCAAGTAAATTGTGATGGAACCAATCAGGGATGCTATCTTCCGACAAGCTGTCATGATTTCCGGGTTTTTATCCAGTGACGTATAACCCGGGCAGCAAATCTCGTTATCATTCAGCCACAGTGCAATCGTATTTTTACCGCATCCGGCGGCAGTGCTGTCTCTTTTATTTATCCGCTTTTTTCTGCTCATTTTTCACCCCACCATTTAGCGGCTTTCTGTTGCTTTTCAAGGTTTTCAAGATACCTGACGCAAGCGAACACGCTAGCATCAAACAAATCTATTCTTTCGGTCGGTTTGATTTTTTCAAACTGCACCATATCGTCAGTTTTCTCTATTGCTCTAACATTCTCAACACAGTATTCGTATGCTTCAGAATGCAGATAATAAAGGTTTCCATCTTTTGCCTGTTTCTCAATGTGCCGGAACCCTTCGGATTTAATGTAAAAATATTGTGGCTGGTCTATGACGTTAAATCCGGCCTGTTTCATGAGCATGATATATTCACGTCCGAATTTTCTATCATGCCCCACTTGACGGATTTTAAATCCCATCGACCGCATATTTTTGAACCATTTAACAACGTCCGAATATTCAACCGTGGGACTATTGCAAAGCGTCAGCCACCCATCATCAGCCCATCCAAAAAGAGGTATATTATCTTTTTCTGCTTTCTCATGTGCGGCGATTACCGGAAAGAACGCATGTGAAATGATAATGTCAACGCCTTTGTAATGACCATACAAAACCGCCGCTGTTAAATCGTGCATCTTTGATAAGTCGGCACCGCCAAACCACTGAATCGGAAGTTTGGAAAGTTCTTCCACGCTCCAATCATATTTCCGGTCGGATGCTCTAAATTCATCAATTGAAAAGTAACTCCTGACGGAATTCGTAAAGACATTCAGCGACTTTGCAAAGAAGTCTTTTCTCTGCTGCGGATCGTTTAGGGCCTGTAAGCTATCGTTTAAAATGTCCTGCGGTCTTATTGTCACTCCATAATTGGGATTTGCCATTTCGTGTATGCGTGGGTTCGTGAAATCTACTTCGCCATTCTCGTCTTTTTCCGCACAACAGATAAAAACAAAATACTGTTCGTCTTTGATTGTTCCATCTAATATCTGACGGCAATATTTCAAGCGTTGACCTAAGAAACCCTGTTCGGAATCTCCTGCCGTGGAAATTCCAATCATCAATTTATTGGTATATGCTTTCATAGCCTCCCGGAACAAATTGTATTGTTTGGTAGACTTGAAAGCGTGTATTTCATCGGCTATTGCAATGTTGCAGTTTAAAGAATCCTGTGTGTCTGGGTTCGCCGCTAATGCTCTGATAAAGAAAGAACCGTCCGGCAATTCTGCGCTCATGGAATGCTCATTGTTGTTATCCATAATATGGATGGAGCCACCTGTTTTCTGGTCTTCGCCCATTCGCCGGACGTTGTACAACAGGAAGTTGAACGTTTCAAGAGACTGCATAAGAGCGGCGCTTGAGACATAGACTTTTGCACCGCTTTGCCGATACCATAGAGACAAGGCCCACGCAAGAGCGGCAGAAAATCCCGTTTTTCCATTCTTCCGGGGAATGTATATCAACGCTTCATGGAATCTTACAATATCCGTCCCTTTATGCTTAAAACCTACTAGGTTATAAATTATGAATTTCTGGAAAGGCTGTAACAGGAACGGCTTTCCCCGGAGCGGTGTTCCGTCTAATGATTCTCCCTGTTGGTGGCAAAGTGTTCTTTCTATGACTCCGATACAAAACTCCGGAGCGTGATAATCTATTTCATAATCGGGATTTTCTAAGTCCTTGAAAAATCTTTTTACGCCCTGTATTAGTTCGGGACATGCTACTTTTTTACCGTCCCGGATGCTTTCGGCATATTCTAAAACAGTCTTCCAGTTTTTACCCTTTTTCATAGACTCTTTAAAGCCTCAACGAGTGCGCTGGTCTTCTTATCTTTCACCGCAAGCACACCCATTGTTTTTTTATAGGCTGACGGAGTTAAACACAATTCCCGCCAATGCGCTAATGCCTGACCGTTTAAGTCATTCCACAAAATTAGCAAAGGGTTTTTTGTGTAGTTCATGCCGCCGCCCCGGATCGCATGTTCAACGACAGGCTGCGCACCATCGTCTATATATTTCTGTAAAACTGCATCCCTCTGTTCCAGAATATCCGCAAGCGTGTCAATCACGGGTTTATATTCATCCGGGTTCAAGTCGATGGAGCGCATCTGTTCACATATTTTCTTTTTCCATTTGCCGGATTCCATCAACTCACCTCGATTCTTTGTTAAAAATTTACCAATTTCGCCAGATTTCGCCAGAGTTGGATTTATTCCCGGACGCCAATGGGCCGCCCTGCCCTTCAGAATTTGCCACCCCGGGGGGATCCTCTGTTCGCTTTTTCTGTCTTTTCCGGATGTTGTGCATTATGGCAAGCCTTACAGAGGCTTATGAGGTTATCAGGATCGGTTGCTAATTCTGGATAATCTTCAAAATGTTTTATGTGATGAACTTCTTTCGCTTCCGTTATTCTTCCGTATCGCTTACACATTTGACACTGATATTTGTCACGCCTAAGTATTGCGGCACGTAGTCTCTGCCATCTTCCGGAACCATAGAATTCTTCTGCCGTCATGATTTCATGATTTCATCTTGAGGGCCGGAAGCTCTCACCAACAACCGGCCCACGAGCAAAGGAGATATAAAAGTATGAAAAACGAAAAAATCCCCTAGCTGCACAGATTTGTGTAACTAAGGGATTTCTTTTTCTTTGATTATATCAGATTGTTAATTTTGTGTCAATCGTTGTCATTTAAGTGGAACATTGCGAAAACCATTAAAGCAACGAGTGTCCCAAAGATGGAACCTAAGAAGAATATTAATATATTGTTCAATACGTTTCCCCTTTCAGAATACGAGAGTTTTGTACAAACTAGAATAATACTTTGCCACGCTTTCAATCTGACTCA